GGGAAACAGCAAGGTTCCGCAACGGCGCAGCTTGACACGGCGAAGGCGGACTTGACCGCAATCAAGAAAGCGGACGCCATCGTTATGAAAGAAGTCACCCATGACGAATTGCAAAAGTCGCTTCGTGACGGTACGTTCTAGCTGCCGGGCGGTCCTGTTGGCGGGCGCCGCTGCGCTCCTCAGTGGTTGCGTGACAACCGCGGGCTGCCCGGCGCTCAAGACTTACACACAAGCCCAAATGACGGCGGCCGCAAATGAACTCCAACGCCTTACCGTGGGTAGCCCCGTCGCTGCCATGGTCGCAGACTATGGGCAGCTCCGAAAGGCTTGCCGTTCCTTGGGACAGCTCCCCGGCGCCGGGTCATAGCGCGGACGACGTTCGCGAAGTCCTCAAGGACTTTACACGGTACCGCGAAAAGTTTCTGAAAATCCGACCGCGTGAAGGCGGCGAGCGCCGTTCCTTTATCATCAACGCGGCACAGCAAGTGCTCCATCAACGCTTGCAATGGGAACTGGAAACCTTTGGCCGAATTCGCGCGCTCATTCCGAAAGCGCGCCGCATGGGCGTGTCCACCTACATCGGCGGGCGGTTCTTTCATCGCTCGGTGTCGAAGAAAGGCACCCGCGCGCACGTGGTCGCTCACCGCAGCGATAGCGCGAGCAACCTGTTCCGCGAAGTCAAGCTGTTTTACGAAATGCTGCCGAAGCCGTGGCAGCCAAGCCTAAGCACGTCGAATGCCCGCGAGCTGATTTTCGACAAGCTGCAATCGGTGTACAAGGTTTCGAGCGCGGAAGGCGGCAACATTGGCCGTTCGGACGACACGCATCTGTTGCACATGTCCGAAGCGGCGTTCTTCGACAACACGGAAGACCTTTCGTCGGGCATCATGCAGACGGTGCTGGACCAACCCGAAACCGAAATCGCAATGGAAAGCACCGGCAACGGTGCGAGCGGCATGTTCTTCAACATGTGCGAACAGGCTTCGCGCGAGAAGAACACCGGCATGTGGCGGCTGCACTTTCTGCCGTGGACGGTCATGCCGGAGTACGCCCACGCACCGCCGGAGAAGTGGACGCCGCCGCAAGAGTTCTTGGACTACGCGCGCTTGCACAGCATGACGCCTGCGCAGCTCTATTGGTTCTGGCGGCAGAATTCCACCATCGCCAGCATGAACGGTGGGCAGCCCGACGCCATCCACCGATTGACGCGGCAAGAGTACCCCGCCACGTATCTGGAATGTTTCTCCACCGATAGCACGCTAGACTTTTTCCCGGCGTCGTTGGTGCAATCGGCGATGCTGTCAACGTTCGCGCCGACGCTCGGGGCGCTCAAAATCCTGTCGGTGGACCCGGCGGGCGACGGCGTGGACGAATGTTTCGTATGCGACCGGCAGGGCGGCGCGGTTGGCACGCGGGTGTGGGGCGCTATCAAATCGAACGACCAAAACGTGCAGGCTGATTGGATTGTGCAGACATACCAGCGTTTCGGCCTTGACGTCATCCTGATTGAAACGGACGGCGTGGGTAAAGGCTTGCTGGACGCTGTGCGGCTGCGCATGGGCACCCGTGCCGAACGTGTGGTGGCGGTCCACCGTGGCAGCGGTGCGCGCAACTCCGTCCAGTTCGGAAACCTTCGCGCCGAACTCCACTTCAAGGCAACGCTATGGCTGCAAGGTTCGGCGCGCATGCCAAACGACAAGATGCTGCAAGAGGAATTCGCGGCGTTCAAATGGGGCTCGGGCGGCTGCCGTCGTGACGAACTCGGGCGCCTATTCATCACACCGAAGGAAAAGCTGCGGGCGGAGCTGCCGGGCAATCGCTCGCCGAACCGCCTTGATTGTGTCGTTAACAGCTTCGCGATTGACGACTATGCGCTATCGGGCGGGACGAAGTAAGCGCTAGCGGTACCTCGGGAGACACGACCGAACCCGGCAAGAGAAGGCGCGGCCCGCTCCGTGCAGCAAACGCCACATGCGAAGCGGGCGGCCCGACGTATAAAAGCGGCGCTCTGTCAGCACCACGGGTCACGCTTTTTGCCGGCGTCCAGCATGCGGTGATAGTCCGACGTGCCGGGCTTCGGCATGCTGTCCTTGCCCTTCGCTGCGGGCTTGCTGGCTTTCTTCGGTGCGGCTTTCTTAGCCATTGTCCTTCGCGTCCTTTGCTAAGTTTGCGATTGCGGCTACCGCCAGCAAGCCCTTTTCGGCAACGTCTAGAAGCTGCAAGAGCTGCGGCGCGTTGGGGATAAGAAAGTGGAACATCTGCACTTTCTCGCGAACCGTCCGCACCGTCGTCAGCCAATCGGTGTGTACGGTACCTTGCAAGTTGACCGCCACAAGGGCGGCCAACGCTTCGTGGATGGCTCGGAAGTCCTGTGCGTGGTCTTCCTGCCAAGTGATTTCGGTGCGCTCAGACACGAATGCGCCCCAAGCCGGCGCCGCCGAACTTGCCCGACGTGTCGCCGCTGTTGATCGTCAACAACGGGTCCACGTACTTGGAATTGAACTGCTTGTGTTTGGGGTCCAAGCCGGCGTTCTGTTGCGCCAGCTTCTCACGCTTCAGGCGGTCTTCGTGCTCGCCAATGCGGCGATCGCGCGCCATCAGAATGGGGCGGGTGATCTTGCCCGTCTTGTCGCTGCCGGACACCTTGTCGGAGAACAGTTTCACAAGCTCGGGGTCATCCACCGGCTGCCAGCCGCGACGCAGCGCCGACGCCATTTCGGTGGGCGTGTCGTTGATGATATGGAACTGATACCCCTTGTAGCGCTCGCGGTTCGGAATGTAGAGCGGCAACGGGCGGTCCAGCGAAAGTTGCTGAATGATCTGGTCCACGTCCTGCGGCTGCTGGAACGGCGAGAGCGCCCCCATGGCATCCGGGATATCCGGCGCTCCCGGCATTTCAGCCGGCGGCGTCGGAATGAGGTTCGGCGCGAGACCGGCGTTGGGGTTGAAGTTGCTGAAAGGGCTGTCCACGGTATCGTGCTCCTGTTACTTGAATTTGTTGGTGCGGGCGTCGTACTTGCCGGCCGCAATGAGTTCGGAACGCGCTCGCGCCTTCACGGCGTTGACAATGAACGCCTTGCGCTGTTCTTCGTTGCCGCGGCTGGCGAACTTGCTGGCGGACTTTTTGATTTCGTCCGCGGCGTCCTTCGGCAGCGACTTGATATCGCCGGTTTCCATCGCACGGCGAAGGTTCGAAGAACCGCCGGCACCGCGGCCACCTTCGGCCAATTCGGTCCCGGGCGTCTTGTTCTGGCGGTTCTTGCGGCGGGCTTCGCGGCGCGCGGCTTCCGCGTCTTCGTCGTCCTCGCTGTCTTCGTCTTCGTCGTCTTCGTCGGCCTTGCCCGTGCCGGCTTCGTCTTCGGCTACCGATTTAAGCAGGGCGTCGGCGAACGCGTCAGCGGTTTCGAAGCGCTCGGGGTCCATCATCTTGGCGAGTTCCAGCGCCTTCGCGGACTTCTTAGGGTCCACACCAAACCACGGCGCCTTGGCGGTGACCGCCTTTTTGATTTCATCCTTAGTCGGCGCGGCCTTAACCGCCGTCGAAGCTCGGGCTTCGGCCAAGTTCAAATCCAAGATGTCTTTCGACGCCTTGCGCGCGGCGTTGATATCGCCGGCCTGCACGGCGCTGTCCAGCGACGCTTGCAGATTGTTCTGCAATTGCTGCCGAAGCATGGTAGCCAAATCCGTCATGTCCTGTTCCCTGTCTGAAGGCGATAGCGCCTTTTAGGCTTCGTTCTCTTGTTCTGACTTGGTGTCCGTCGTTGCCGGAATGGACAACCCACCCGGTCGCGGTGCGGCCAACAATCTCACCCACATGGTTGGGCCAAACCACCACGCATCCAACACAAGGGCCGCTAGCAGGACTTCCATATCTAATCCACTCCCGTGCACGATTGAAAGCCTTGTCAGCGACGCCCTTGAGCTGGCGCATGTACCAACCGCACCACGCCCCGGGGCGCGGGTCGCTATCGCGGGCGAAGGACGTTCGGGGCGCTGAAACCATCAGCGCGAGCGTCGTTAACACCAAGAGTGCCCAAGCGCCGCGCGATATCTTCATCCGTGAGCTTGGACGGCTCGGGCTCCGCGACCGGGGCCGCGGTGTCCATAGCGGTTTCGCTTTCGTCCCAGCACAGGGTTTCGGGGTCGGGCATCTCATTTGCGGGTACCACTCCAATCACGTCATTGAAGCTCGAAAGATAACGCCAGCCGCCCTGCGTTACAATGCCCTTGGACGCTTGGAACATGGTTCCGGCGCCCCACTTGATAATAACCCAATCGCCGATTTGGGCGTTCTGCTTGGCCAGCCCGTTGCCGTCCTTGTATTGGAACGCAAGCGGTCCCATTGCACGAATGATGCCGGCCTGCGTGCCATGCTGTGCGATATCACGCCACAAATCGGGCGTGAGAATGTTGCCGATTTTGCGCGGCGGGAAGGGGAGCTGCACGGAAATCATGTCGCGTGCAGGCTGCACCTTGGCGTGCGGGATTTCGAAACCGTAGAGTGACATCGTTTATTGCTCCTTTAGCAGTTCTTGGGACAGTTGGTCGGGTGACAGTTCAAGCAGGTGGCACAGCTCCGCCAGCGCTACCGCCTTGCCCTGTTCCACCGGGTTGGTCGGCTGGCCCGCTAAGTAACGGGACACCACCCGGTCCCGGCGTTGGCGGAGGATTATTGAAAGGGCTTGCGTTACCGGGCTGTCTTTCCATGCCCGGCATTCCGGCGAGGTTAGCGCTCGCGTCGTCCGCATCTTGGGTTAGCTCCTGAATTGCAGCGTTGAGCTTCATCACTTCGATACCGACAAGCTGCGCATTCTGTGCGTTAAGACCGGCTTGCGATAGCGCAAGAACCGCGTCGGCAACGTTCTTGATAACTGCGCCCTTGGCCTTCATCTTGTCAATGGCGTTTTTGCCCAACTTGATAGCGGCTTCAACCTGTTCCGCCTGCGAAGGCTGTTGCGGCCCCATGATACGCACAAGTTTTTCCGGCATGGGCAAGCGCAGCGTTTGGCAGTAGCGCGTTGCCGCTTCCTTCACGTCAAACACCATCGGCAGCCCCAGCATGCCGTGGTAAATTTCCGCGATAGCGCTGCGCTGCATTTCCGTTGCCATGTGTGGGTCGGCGGAAAGCGCAATCGGGCCGTTCGTGGTACCCTCGGGCAGCTTTTCCATACCCTCCGCCATGACGGCGAACGCGCGAAGTTCTTCCGTCATTTCGCCAATGATACGGCGGTGTACGGCGCCTTGGGTTTCCGAACCGCTATCGATAATGCCCTTGGCAAGCGTCGCAGTCATGGACGCCGGGGCGTTCTCCAACATGTTGAGCGTGCCGGCCTTGCGGTCCGCCAGCGTGATTTGCTTTTCAAGGGTGGAGACCATGCCGGGCGTCACTTGCTTAGCCGGGAACATGGAAATAACTTCGGCGGCGTTGCGACCGTCTGCGTTGATGACGTTCAGGCGGTTGCGCTTCAGCTCGATTTGGTCGGGCAGGCCCACGCCGCCGGTGGTGGAAATGCCGCCGTTCTCCGCCGCGGATTTCGCGGTATCGATAATCGACGCGAGCATTTGATTGGCGGCGTTTTCGTCGGCGTTGAGAAGCCAGCCGAAGCCACGCGGGAAAAAGCCCCCCTTCATATCGGGGATCATTTTATAAGCGTAGTAACGGCGCGGCGGCGTAAACAGCAAAAGATCGTCGGTGTCCACCACCGTCTTTTTGGTCCAGCGCGGCACCATCTTGACGATTTGCGGCGTGTCGTCACGCGCAATCGTCACCACCCACGGTTCTTCTTCGCCGTCGCCGTCCATGTCCAGCCACATATCAACTTCATAGAAGTCTTGCAGGGCTTGCGGGTCCATGTCGTCAAAGCGCGGTTCGTAGTCAATCCAGTGTTTCATCTGGATTGAACGGCGGATTTCGTAAGGGTACTTTTTGATATCGTGAGAAATGCGCGGAACGCGGGACAGCGATTTCGCATTCGCGTTCACAATCACGTCCGTGCACGGCAACCACGTGGTGCGGAAACGTTCGTCGTGGTCGTCAAACCAACGTTTGCGCCATGCCAGCCCGGTCACTGCCATGTGCAGCGTCAGCGGGTCGGTGTCTGTGATCCAATCCGGGTCCACGCTGCGGAGCTGCGAAGACATCCATTTTGCCAGCGCTTCGTTGCCGGGTTCGCTGGCCTTCGCCAAATCGGGCTCGGAAAGAATGCTGCCGGTAATTCGCGCGGTAAACTGGATGACCGCGGCGAGCGTCAAGCCGGTTTGCGGTTCGCTATCGGCTTCGTCGGTGCCAGCGGCTTCGGTGTCTTTCGACGCCTTCGTTGCTTCGTCCAGCTTGTCAAGATAGCCTTGGGCTTCCCCTAACCACGTGTCCATGCTTGTGCGGTCAATCTGCACCAATTCGAGCACGTGCGACGCCATGCGCTGGCGCTCGCTATCGTTCAAGTCTTCCGCTGCGTTGCCGATTGACGACGGGTCGCCTAGCGAAAATTCCAGTTCGGGGCTTTCGAATGCGTTCATAACCGGCCTTTGTTGTATACGTATACGGGTTTGTCAAGGGGTATTTTGACAGAATTGCGGCGCTTATGCTAGGGTACCGCCGCGATGCAACATCAGCCCGCATAGCGGGCGCACAACGAAAGGCGATACCGCTATGCAGGTCATTGACCGCAGCTTGCAACCGTCCCAATACTGGCCCGGGCTCCACGCTCTGTTCGGTATGGACTATGAGCGCTTGGCGCCCACCTACACCCAATTCTTTGACGAAAAGCCGTCCGAACGCGCCTTCGAAGAATTCATGACGGAGCGCGCCGGCCTCGGTCTCGCCGTCCAGCAACCGGAGCTGGAACCCGTCCAGTTCGATTTCCCGAACGAAGGCTACCGCACGCAGGTCACCCACGCCAGCTATGGCCTCGGTGTGGCTATCTCGCGCGAAGCCAAGGATGACAACCTGTACGAAGACGTCGCTTCGCGCATGATGAAAGAGCTTGCTTTCAGCGCGCGGCAAACGGAAGAGTACATTGCTCACGCGCCGCTGCAAGTGGCCGTGGACGCGGTGAACGGCATTCGCGCGGACGGCGTGCCGCTCGGCTCCGCCAGCCACCCGACCGCTAGCGGCGTGCAATCGAACCTGCTTGTTTCGGCCAACGTGTCGGAACTGGCATTCGAAAATGCCGTGATCCAAATCGGCTACGCCCGCAACGGCCGCGGCTTTATCGTCAACGTGATGCCGAAGCGCGTCATTCTCTCGCCTGAGAGCGGCCCGGAAACCCGCCGTATCCTCGGGTCGCCGTTGCAGTGGAACGCACAGACCAACAACATCAACGTGCTGCGTGCCACCGGCGCGCTGCCGGAAGTGGTCGAAACCCCGTATCTTGTGGACAAGGATAACTATTTCATCCAGACGTCCATTCAGGACATGGACAACGGCGAAGGCTTCACGTTCTGGGAACGCTCGGGCCTCGAAACCCGCGAAGACAGCAATTGGAGCAATCAGGCGTCGCTGATTGCTATCTGGTTCCGCTGTTCGGCTTCCATCATCGATTGGCGCTCGGTGTTCGTGTCGGCCGGCGCCGACAACGCCTAAGCGCCTACGCGCTCCCCTCGGGGAGACTTGGGCAGTGGGAAAACTTGGCCCCCGGGAGCTTCGGCACCCGGGGGCCTTTTTGCTAGGTACCCGACATTGCGGGCAGGCTGGCCGGCGGCTGGCCCAAGTCTTCGTCCGGGGCGAGGCGCTGCTTGCGCGGGCGCTTCCATTCGAGCACTTGCAACAGCGCGCGGCCGGCTTCAGACGCGAGCGGGCGCGGGCCGACCGAACGGCAGGCGGCGTCAATCCGCGGCCACCCCAGCTTGTGCAGGCGGTCCGTGTGCTCGCGAAAGCTCGGGTAGTTCTTCAGCACCCAAGTAAACGCTAACACAGCGTGTTCGGTGACCGTCGCGTTAGCCGGTGCCACACCGGAAATCATTTCCAGCGCGTCACGAAGCTGCCAATGCTCCACCGGCGTAGCACGCCGCGCGTAGCTTTTGGCCCCGTGACCGTAGAGCGATTTCAACGCGGCAATGCACGTCAACTTCGGCACGGTGAAGTGCTGCCGCGCCGTGTTGCTGTCCACGATGGCGCAACCGGCTTCGTTCACAAGGCGCGCAAGGT